ACCCAAGCAGCATCCGTACCATCAGAAGTTAGCACATAACCCGAAGTACCGATAGCAATACGGGCAACCGTAGGACCAGAACCCATCGTCAACAAATCACCACGAGTAGTCATCGTCGACGCAAACAAGTTCGCCTCATCAGCCTCATCAGCCGTGAACACCGGATAGATCGTCGCACCCGAAGCATGAGACTGCGCCGTAGTGTCATCCTGCGCACGAGTCAACGTCAACACAGAACCAGAAATAGTCGCCGAACACTTCTCCTCAGAAGCAGTACCAGGACTTATAACAACATAAAACGGTACAGCCGCAGTAGAAGGCCAACCTGTTGTCGCAGCCAAAGTCGCAGACGTGTCACCAGACGCCAAAGCGTTAGTGATCGTCGTCTGTGCCGCCGCACCTTTATATTGTCTACGTGTTACCGCTGCCATTGAACTCCGATCATATCACTACCTTACAGAACGCATCACCACAATAGCAGTACCCTCATGGTCGTTTTCTTTGTGGGCGTACGACAACTGCTGTATTTGCATCTGTACGTTCTCAACCACCACAGCAAAAGTTTCGGTGTTTTCCTGGTAGGTGACGACACGGGGGTTGTCCACCAAATCCCTCAAATACCCTAATTCGATGTCCACATCCTGCCAGTATTCCCGACCTTGAATGTTTAGTTTGTGGTGCATAATTATAGGTACCGAGAAAATTTGGGAACGCAAAGGCGCCGCATAAGCCCTAGCCATCCAACGGGTCAAAGTCGGGCCTGCTGTACCAACAGCATCACGAGCCAGAGTAACCTTGATTTCTGCCTCAAAAATCTTGTCCTCTAAACCATCAAACGTTTTCTCTTTAGCGTTAACCGTCGAAAACGTAGCAAAATCGTAGAAATCGCCACCGTCAGAAGCAACCGACAAAGTAACTGAACCAACCAACGGCAAACATCTGAGATCAAGTTTCGGAATAAACTTGGCGTCAGGAACACCCCAACGATATATACCTGAACGCAGATAACCAGACGACACAAGGTTCGTGGCATGCGGTTGAAACACTCCGACACCAGACACCGTGAACAGTACATCGTTTTGGAACTCATGTATTGACTGCACCGTACCTTGCGCGGTTGCCATCAGATCGGCTGCGTAAGCAGGCTGGTTCGGGGAAATAAACACCGACACATCCATACGCCCGATACCAGTCGAAGTCGCATCAAAGTTTGACCACGAGAAGTAAACATATTTGCCGATACCAGCCATCGCCCCAACCGAAGCACCAGTCTCTACGAGCGGTCCGACCGTGAGGTTGCCATCGGTATCTGTTGAACAAAAACGGAACCCTGTAGTGGTGCCGAGAATAATGTAACCGAGATAACCGTAAATGGATTGGACAATTTCGCCAAGTGGCAGTTCTGCCGCAGCAGTCGGAATGTCAAGCGACGTGCCATCGGCTTTGATCTGTGTCTTGTAAATGATGCTTGTGTTCCCTGCGTAGCCTGCGCAATAGATGTAATTTTGTCCAGCAGCAAAACCCACCCAAGTCCAGTTCGTGTTTGGGTGCGTATACAACGCAGTCGGGTTGTTCGCTGACGAACCTGCCGCAGTAGTAATGTTCCAAATTTTGCGTTTGTCCACACCCTGCCCAGCGACCATCAACCGACCACGTACATACGCCAAAACACCAGCCTCAATACCGGTGATGTACGCCGACGAAGTAGAAACACCTGCGTTCGTTTGGTCAATGTCACCGTTAGCATACGAATAGAACACGTTGTACCCATCAGATGTGATTGAATACAAATTCGATGCCGCCGTACCAGTCACCGTTGTCACCGTCACAAAATCTGTTGTGTATTTTACGTTCTGCCCATCGGTGCCATACAAACGACCATCAGCCGTAACCGCATACAGGTTCGTGCCAGCAGTCGGGTAAACGTTCGTGGTGTCACGCAAAAGCGACAACCTGCCACGAGTCCACGGATCAACACCTTTGCTTGAATAGAACCTGTACGATTCGGCGTCAGCCGTATCCGAATACTGTTGACCGGCACCATAATGCCAAGACGATTGGGAACGACGCCACAAACCTTGCGGGTTTAACGCCGACTCACCAGGTTCAGTTGACTGGTCAACCGAATCACGGACACGGGCATCATACTGTCTTGTGAACTGCCCCGTTTTCATATCCAACATGTACGGGCGACCGTTGATCGCTATAGGGAAAATATCTGGTACAAGTTGTGTGGCCCCTGTACCGGTGTAAAAACTTGACGCAGGTTTGAAAGCGTCTTTGAAACGCAACAGCGTAGCCACAGGCTACTTCCTGAACTTGATCGGATACTGTGCTTTTAGACGTGCCGCTTCAGCGATGACACGTTCACGGCGTAAACGTTGAATGTTCGCAACCGAACCCAACACCGCACCGACAGGCACCTCATCTGCTCGACGAGTATCGCCTTGTGATTCTGTGAAGTTTCGTTTAATTTCACGACCAGCCATCAAACGCAACACGACACCCATTTCAACAATGTCGTCACAGGTTGTCGGCAAAAAACAGTTCGTAGTTAAATCCGATGACTCTGCGGTTGCACGAACAAACGGTGCTTTGTAGCGCACACGGATCGTGCCAGCCATAACAGGTTCATCAAAAACGATAGTGTTCCCTGAAGCAAAATCTGTTGTAGGTAAACCTGTCTGCAAACGCACCCCATGAATCACAGGGAAATCGTCAGCCAAATATCGTAAACGAACATCCAACAACTCGATAATTGACCCCGAAGAAGCGATGTTCAACTGGCGGTCAGAACCGTTGTATGTCAGATCGGTTGTAACAACACGAAACAAACCGTTCGCTGTAGACGACAAATCATCAAGTTCAGCGTTGACAGCATCAAACATTTGCGCACGAGGGAACCGTGGTTGAAGGGTGATTATCGCCCCTGATGTGTGGGATGTCGCCGTTGAGCCGCCGTAACCCCGTTCAACCGTGAGCGTCTTTGACGCCGGTGTTGCTTCCCAAACGTAGAAAAGTTCGGATTCGATTTCAAATACAGAACCAGCACGAAGCCCGCCAAGATCGTAAGAGGCGACAACAGACGTGTCATCGCCGTCAATGCTTGTCGCCAGTTTGTTGCGTTCTTCAACGACCCCTCCCAACATTTGACGACTAGCCCGATTGAGGACTGTCGCTACTGTCGTCATCTAGTAAGTGTAACTCCCGTATCCTGGAAACGAACCTGCTTGTGCTTTCGCTGAAGTTTTCATAGTGCGCTTACCTTTCTTTGCTTTCGGCGCAGGGCGATACTCTTTCGCAGGTGCGCCTTTGACAGAAGATTTCTTGTTCTTAGGTAGAGGCATTACTTCTTCCTTTTGTTTCGTGCCGATATTGCTTTAGCCTTGCTACGTGCATCCGCTTTAGACGAAGCACCCCAAGCCTGCAACGATAATAGCAGGCGAGTAGGTTTACCTTTCTCATCTCTTTCAGGCCCAGGCATGTTTCCCATACGAGCCAAGAAAGACGCTCGACGAGGATTGTCACCAGACTTAACAGGCGGTTTCAAAGTGCCACCCTTGTATGAGGCACGACCTTTAGCGTTCAACCCGCCTTTAGGGTTCTTGCCTTCTTTGCGTTGCCATGCCGGTGTTTTAGCCATTGCGTTTAGCCCAAGCGTTATCAACAAGGTTCGGGTATGGTCTGCCTGCTGAGGCTGCACGACGTTTAGCGGCAGCCTTCTTTTTTGGTGTCAACGGTTTAGATTTCTTGTTCGGGTTTTTAGTATCCCAAAATGCTTTCTTTTTCATGCCACCTCCACGGTATACGATTCAACATAACCTGACGCCAATACTACATTGACGACGCCTTCAGGCACACGCAATGGAACCCCTTTTTTGAAGAAGTAACTTTTGCCTGCTATATCGCATTGGACCGTTCGGTTCAATATGACGTTATGCCAAAGGGTCGCTGTTTCGGATTCTACTGCCGTCAACATTTTGCCTACAGGTAGGGTGTCGGCAAGTTTGCGGGCCGCTTTCTCCCATGACCATTCGTGTACTTTCGGCAACATTTTTTTGGCATGATCCAAATAGCGGTGATGGTTGTTGTACATTTCTCGCATCGCTTCAGCCAACTCTTTCGGGTCGGACTGATCCCACATGCCGGTATAGATGTTGTATGTTGCGGGGGTTCGCTTGTACCCCAACACGATTGGTGACAGGTAGGCGAAATCTTTTTGCCCTGTCGAATCGTTGATGATCGTAGGGATACCCATAGCCATAGCCTGCAACGGCATCAGCCCGAAACCTTCGCCTCTGGTCACAGCAATGAAACAGTCGGCTTTCGTAAAATAGTCTAAGGTTTCTTCTTCGGTAAACCATTTCCTGTGCATGAACACGTTGTCAGGTAAAACAAGATCGGGTACACCGTACGCTTCAGGGTTCGGTTTCAAATGTAGTTCGGCGTCAAGGTCAGCAAGTTTGAACGCCTCGAACACGATATCTAAACCTTTGCGTAACCATTGTGAACCACCAGCATGGAACCTGAACCGTTTGTTTGGTTCCCGTTTGCGTGGCTTCCAAATGTTTTTGTCAACCCCTAACGGTACGAGATGCACGTTGTCGTGATAGCGGGAGAACAGTTCAACATTATGGTTACAGGGTACGATGATCTGGTCATAGACGTTGCACCAGTCGCTTTGCTGTTGGTTCAATTCGGTTGATTCCCACATCGTGAAACAGGCTCGATGCTGGTTTTTGTAAAAGGTTTTTATCTGGTATGGCTGCATCATGTTCACCATCACATCGGCGTGTTCGTGTAACGTGATGTCTGCCGGTACATGTTCCATGAACCCTTTGTACATTGCACCGTACCCGTATCTTGGATGCGGATAACCAAGCCAAGACTGGTAGTTCAATCGGCTATTTTTTCTAGTTTCGCTGAGCCATCAATTTTTGTTGGCTGCCCACCCGTTTTGCGTATCCGTTTATAGGCATCCAAATCTTTGTCAAGTACACGTTCTTTAGCGTTCAAATCTGCGACATTGTGACGTGTCGGCATCGCCGAACCTGACACACGGACATGGCTGATACGGCAAGCGAAGCAGCCTTCAACGTCTAGATTCGGATGTGTTTCCCTGTGTTTCATAATCCCCTAACTGATATATGCGCCGTAACCTGCCGATGTTAAAGCCGCAACTTCGGCGGCGTCAACAATGTTATCTGACCCACCCCAATAAACTTTGCTGATCGTAGTGATGTCGTTCGGTTCGTTTTCTGTGAACGTGCCGTCAGTCAACAAGAACACGTTTCTGCCCCGTGGTTCGTTATCGAAATGTTTGAACAGGTTGAAAGCCAAACGGACTTCTTCGGATGCAAACTCGTTCGGTGGGATACCGAGCGCCACAAAGTCGTCTGTAGGTGGGTTAAAAATACTCATGTTACGTAACTACCATAGCCTGCTGATACAAGTTCGTCTTTTTCTTCTTGGGTTACAAAGTTCTTGGTGCCACCCCAATAAACTTTTGACACCTGATCGTATTCGCGTTGTTCAACTTCGGTGAATGTGCCGTCAACCAGTTTGTATACGTTCACACCAGCGTATTGTGGGTCGGCGTAACGGAACAGTCGACCAGGGATACTTGTATCAAACCTGTCGGCTGAACGTATCTCGGTTGTTGACGGTGTACGGAACAGCAACAGTTTGGTCTGTGTGGCGCTCTGTGTGCCTGTACCTGTGGCTGTGGCTGTGCGCTGGCAGACACGGGCCGAAACAATGCTGCGGGTACCAGTACCTGAGCCTGTAGCAGTACGGGACCTTGTAGTGAAACTTGTGGTGCTGGATGCCCCTGAGCCGTTCCCTGTTGCGCTACGAGGGGCGATATGAAGCGGGGTGGCACTAGATGACCCCAAGCCTGACGCTGACGCTGTACGGGCGCGTGTGACCTCAAACGTGTTCGATGATGTACCTGTGCCTGAAGCAGTAGCGGTACGCAAAACAAGACGCAAACCTGTAGCAGTCTGAGAACCCGTACCTGAACCTGACGCTGTGAAAGCACGAATGACGTTATTAACAGCAACAGACGAACCTGTGCCAGAACCCGTAGCGGTACGGGGCGCAATATGCAAACCAGTAGCACCACCAGCAGTAGTACCCTGACCACTAGCAGTAGCAGATCGGGGAACAACACGTTCACCTTCAGCAACACTAGAACCAATACCAGACCCCAATGCCGTACGTTTGGCGACAAGCACAATAGTTGTCGATGATGAACCTAACCCTGACGCTGACGCCGTACGCCCAACTATCCGTAGACCTGACGCCGATTGTGTACCTGTGCCTGCACCTGTGGCGGTACGTGCGGTTACACCACGAAAGAAACCTTGAGTGTTCGCAAACGGTGACGCAAAATAAATAATTTTGCGTGGCGCATAATTAGGTACCTCAGCGAACTCCCTGAACCCAGGGGTGTCCGTGAACCCGAAAGTAAAATCGGTGACTCCAGTAGCCATAGGGCTACCTCACCCTAATCGAGGCTGAGAGTTAACGCGGTGATCTGAAACGTGTCACCGGCAGTAACAGCCGCAGACGACGACAAAGCGCCAGTCCACAAACAGTTACCCGCAGTTGAATTATCCCACAAAGAAAAATGCGAATAAGTTTCCGTAGTAGAAACATTGGTCCATTCGATAGTTGCCGAAGCAGCCATAGAACCGCTTGAAGCCGCACTAAACGTAACTTCTTTACGAGTTGTTTCCGTAGCAGCATTGCTTGTGCCTTCTTCACCAGGATCACCTGTGTGCAGTTTTGCGTAAACGTTGCTAACCGAAAACGATTGTGCGCGGAGAGCATCCAAAAATTTGTTTTCTGCGTAATTAGAAATAGACATTTGTTACCTCACACGAAATAATAGCAGAACGAGAAAAGGGGTCAGGCAGGGGAAAAGCCTGACCCCCCTCTCAACTCACAACTGAACTATAAGGTTCAGGAACCGAGGCTTGAAGCCGACTCGATACGACGAAGCGAAGCCTCGCGGAATCGAGCATAGCCACCGAGCCAGTACCAACCGACAGGTTGGAAACGTGACAACACGTCAACTACTGGACCGCGTACGACACGTGGGAACGGGCCGTTGCCGTCAACGATTGAGTGTGCCTTCGCCAAAGCCTGACGGCCTGCGATGTGTGTGCAGTAAGCATCAACTGTTCCAGTCGATCCTGAACCGTTTGAGGCGTTCTCAAAGATTTTGGCTCGTGGAGTCTCAATGAAACGGACACCTTCAAAAGCGCCGATTTCACCGTTGTAGATGCCTGCTGGATCGCTGTACACGTGCGGGTCACGCCACGATGCTACGCCTGTCTCCTTGCGAAGATCGTACGAAACGTCTGGGTGAATGTAACCCATGTACATGCCATTGAAAGAAACTGCGTTCGCTTTGCGAAGTGCAGCAACAACCTTGCGGATGTCGTTTGCTTCAATGATGTCTGTTGCTTCAATTTCGGTGCGAGCAGTTGGGGTTGTTGAACCGCCACCGCCGTAGACAACGTTTGTTCCTGCGGACAGTACGTCGCGGATAACACCGTCAACCGAGATACCTGCGTTGTAACCAACGAGGTTAGCGGCTGCCGAATCCACATCAAGGAACGATGTGCCACGAAGTTTCGCTGTTGTGTTTACGGCGTTGCCGTATTCTTCCAACGTTACTTCAACTTGGCTGTCGCCCATAACTACTGGAGTTACGTCTGTGTCCTCAGTAAGTGTCGAAGTCTTTTCAGCGAGATCGTTGAAAATTGTGAACTTGACCGATGAACCTGGCATTGCTTGTGCGACCGGCATAACGTCTGCGACCGCATCGAACAAAAGTTCGCTACGAAGCGCAAAATACGCAATCCGATCAAACGCAACCTGATCTGTGAGAAGGTCGCTTGTTTGTGTTTTTGACATTTCCTGTTATTGCTTTCTCCCGACAGGAACGGGAGTCCTGCGGGCTAGATGTTTTCTGCTTCTTGCCTTGCTTGAGCCAAAATCTGCATCACTTCGTCTTGATTTCGAGCCTGATTAAGTTTCGTGTTCCAATCAGCAACAGGTTCGCTGGTTTCACCCGCACGTTGCGCCTTTGTGAGACGGTTCCACGCATCTGCCTCAGATTTAACCTGAGCGTTTTGCGCTTCTTTGTGGATGAGATTCGCTTCTTCTGCAGCCGACCGAATTGCTTCGGGTGTGAACTCGCCGTCATAACCTTTGACGAAGTATTTAGACATCGGGGAATCCATTGGAACTCCCGCTTTCATAAACGCATACTCGCGTTTAATAGCGTCTGCTTCGGCAAGTGCTTGCTCTTTTGCTTTCAACTCTTTTTCAAGTTGACGCATCCGTGCCCGCACAGGGTCTTTCGGTGCTTCTTCAATCTCGTCATCGAACTCGTTGACGTTTGACATGGCTCACTCCTTCTGCCCACGTCACATTGGAGGATCGTGACGGCTGCATAACTCACCCTTGTTTCACGATAAAGTCGGGGATTCTCTACCGGTGTTCTTTTGGGAACAAACGAAGTGTAGCACACCCCTATACAGGGATGTCAACAATATGGTTATTGTGCTGTGCCGACACCTGTTTCAACGGTTCCAGATGTTGCACCGGTTGTTCTAGCGAACCCGCCACCACCCTGGAATTCGCCTAAACGCGCACGTTTACGCTGTTCCAAAGCCTGTGTTGCGGCAACATCGTAACCGAAAGCGGCCCCAACTTTTTGTGCTTCAGTAAGGGCTTCTTCGCCACCCATCTCCTGATATAGACCAGCGAGTTCTCCTGCGCGTTCAAAAACTCCTTGAGCCTGCTCAGGTGTGTATCCTCGACTTACAAGTTCTTCAGCCGTCAATGCCCCAAGATTGAAACCACCTTGTTCACGGGCACGGGCACCAATACGTGCTGCCTGTACTTGACGATTCAATGCCGTCAATGCCCGTTGAGGGTCAATGAAATAGGCTGCCAAAGCATTTTCGCTGTTGCCAACCTCAGGATAAAACTGACGCAAAGTGTTCAAAACTGCTGGATCGGCGTCACGAACCTTTACGAAACCTTCGTCTATTCGTGCTTGAAATTCGCTTGGTGAAACATCACCCTCAATCAACTTTTCAAAATCAGAAGGCTCATCATAGAATGTTTCAGGTAAACGGTTTGCCACCAAAACAGATCGGTATTGCTGTTCCAAGCCGATATATGTCGCAG